CAGGAACACTTACTGTTAACGCTAACCGTTACTACAGAAGAGTATCTGTTACAAACCTTATGTAAGTCATATTGCATATTTTTTACAGAGACCCGAAAGGGTCTCTTTTTTTGTGTCTAAATAGTAACATGGACGATAAAGAAGCTGCAAAACTTATTATCAAAAGATCAAAGAAAAATCCAATTTTATACTCACACGCTGAGATTCTTTATGTTAAAAGAATCAAAAAATTGCAAAAAAGTAAATGACTGATTCAGTATCACCCTTTGACAAACAAATAGCCAACAGGAACTACATGTCTCCTCTTGGTTTCAAGTTGATTTTAACTAAAACTCCGAAGGTTGATTTTCTTTGCCAATCTGCGAACATACCTCAAATAAGCATGGGAACAGCTATTCAACCCACTTATTTGAAGGATATTCCTGTGCCTGGAGATAAAGTTTTGTATGATGATTTGACCGTTCGTTTTCTAGTAGATGAAAAGATGGAAAACTATCTTGCAATCTACAAGTGGATCACTGGTCTAGGATATCCAGAATCTCTAGGACAGTATGAACAACTTAAAAAGGATGACATCAGGACTGATCGTATAGTTGGTGATGCTGGAGATCCTCTTTATTTTCAATATTCAGATGCCACACTACAGGTTTTAAGTAGTAACTATAAACCAAGTGTTCTAATTAATTTTAAAGATGCTTTTCCAATTTCACTTTCAACATTAGAATTTGATGTTACAACTCGTGACTATAATTTCTTCACCGCATCAGTGACTTTCAAATACACAATATTCAGTATCACTGATCCTAATGGTGTTAGACTAGATAATTTCCCACAAAAATAATTTTACATGATAAATCTTGATAAGATTCAGTCCATGTGGCAAGAGGACTGTAAGATTGATATTGACAATATGCATGAAGAATCAATTAAGGTTCCTCAACTGCATTCAAAATATCATGAGATATTAAACAATTTAATCCTATTGCGAACCAAAGCTCAAAAGATACAAAAGAGTGTTCGTCATGAAAGATATGAATACTATTCTGGAAAGGCAGATCCAGAGGTGTATGAAAAAGAACCATTTCCGAAGAAGGTTAGAGATAAAGACGCATTAATTAGATATATGGATGCTGATGATCGAGTATCAGATGCAAATCTAAAAGTAGAATACTATGACGTAATGATAAATTATACGGAAAGTATTCTCAAACAGATATCGAATCGAACATATCAGATCAAGAACTCAATTGAATGGCATAAATTCCAAGCTGGATTTACATGACCCACTTAATTATTAAAAAGAAAAACGAAGTCTTTATTACGATAGACTCAGAACAACATGTGTATCATGAACTTTCAGATCATTTTACATTTGAAGTTCCTGGCGCCAAGTTTATGCCACAGTATCGTAATAAGTATTGGGATGGAAAGATTAGACTTTATGATATGAGAAAGAATGAGATCTACACTGGTCTTGTAGATCGAGTCATATCATTTTGCAATCGAAAGGGATATACTTATGAGTTTGAAGGCAGTAAATTTTATGGTTTGCCACTTGAAGAGAATGAGATGATATCTCCAGAAGGTGTGACTGATTATGTAAAGAGTATATCAAAACACAAACCGAGACCATATCAGATCATGGGTATTCATGATGCACTCAGACACAATCGTAAATTATTATTGTCACCGACTGCATCTGGTAAGTCATTAATGATCTATGCTATCACAAGATATCATGTTGAACACAGTCGTAAAATATTAATTGTGGTTCCAACTACATCTCTTGTTGAACAAATGTATAAAGACTTTGAAGATTATGGTTGGGATGTTGAAAAGTATTGTCATCGTGTCTATGCTGGGAGAGATAAGATTAGTGATGATAGTGTTACAATTACTACTTGGCAGTCAATTTATAAACTCGACAGAAAGTATTTTAATAACTTTGATGTAGTGATTGGTGATGAAGCACATCTATTTAAATCAAAATCTTTGGTAAATATTATGACAAAGATGCTTGATTGTAAGTATCGATATGGATTTACTGGAACACTTGATGGAACACAAACACATAAGTGGGTGTTAGAAGGATTGTTTGGCCCGACTTACAAAATCATCCGCACAGATGAATTAATGAAGAAAGGATATCTATCAAAACTAAACATCAAAGTTCTAACTCTGAAACATCCAGCAAGAAAGTTTGAAAACTATGAAGATGAAATACAATATTTAATCACACATACACAGAGAAATAACTTTATTAAGAATCTAACTCTTGATCAAAAAGGTAATACTTTAATTTTATATACAAGAGTTGAGTCACATGGACTTCCTCTATTTGATCTCATAAATAACAGTAAGGAAGAAAACAGAAAATGTTTCTTCGTTCACGGAGGCGTTGATACTGAGGATCGGGAAGAAGTTCGTACAATCACAGAAAAAGAAGACAATGCAATTATTATTGCCTCATACGGCACCTTCTCAACAGGAATTAACATTAAGAATCTTCACAACGTCATATTCGCATCGCCAAACAAATCAAAAATACGAAACTTACAAAGCATTGGTAGAGTTTTAAGAAAGGGTGATAATAAAATCAAGGCAACTCTATTTGATATTGCCGATGATATTACATATGGATCTTCTAAAAACTATACCTTAAATCATATGATGGAGAGAGTTAAGATTTATAACGAGGAAAACTTTAATTATGAAATGCTTACGATACCTTTAAAAAAATGTCAGATAAATTTTTAGCAGTTGTAAAATTAAATACAGGTGAAGAAGTTATTGCAAAAATCGATGTTTCACCAGAACTTGATGTCATAGCTTTAGACTGTCCAGCAATGATCGGACACTCATCTTTTACTCGAAAGCCAGGAATCAGTGTTATTAAAATAGAACCTTGGATAAAGACAGGTCGAGAGAAGACATATATAGTGGAGATGAGTAAAGTCATCACTACATGTGAGGTTCATGACAAGGATGTAATTAAAGCTTACAATAAGTTTGTAAAAGCTTACTATGAGACTGAAGAGGAGTTAAAGAAAACAAAACCAAAGATGACAAAAGAGATGGGTTATATATCTAATGTTAAAGATGCAAGGAAGTCTTTGGAGAATATCTTTAAGAACTCTTAGTAGCTATAACTTGTCTTCTGAACCTCTACAAGGTTATTGTACACATATTTCATACTCTTGTCAAGCGTTAGATTATAGTGTATAATAATGTTATGAATGAACACTATCAAAACATTTCATGGCAAGAAAAAGATCGGAACATTATGTAAATAATAAAGAGTTCCTCGCCGCTATTGTAGAATACAAAGAAAAGGTTGCCTTAGCCGCAGAAAGAGGTGAAGATAAACCTCGTATTACTCGTTATATTGGTGAGTGTTTCTTAAAAATAGCAACTCATTTATCCTTTAAACCTAACTTTGTAAACTATATGTTTAAGGATGATATGGTTTGTGATGGTATTGAAAACTGTGTTCAGTATATTAATAATTTTAATCCAGAAAAATCTAAGAATCCATTTGCTTACTTTACACAAATTATACATTATGCTTTTCTTAGAAGAATACAAAAAGAAAAGAAACAATTAGAAATTAAAACTAAAATTATTGAAAGATCTGGTTATGAAGAAGTCTTTACTGTTGATGGTGATATGACAGGCACTAGTTCTGATTATAATCAAATTAAAGACTCAGTGCAAACAAGGATGAATTATCAGTGAAGATTGCTATTATTACAGACCAACATTTTGGTGCGAGAAAAAACTCAAAGTTATTTCATGATTACTTTTTAAAATTTTACGAAGATATATTTTTTCCAACTTTAATTAAAGAAGGCATTACAACTATAGTTGATATGGGTGATACCTTTGATAGTCGTAAAGGTGTTGATTTTGTATCATTAGAGTGGGCAAAGAATCATTATTATGATAGATTAGCGGAGTTAGGAATTACCGTTCATACCATTATTGGAAATCATACAGCATATTATAAAAATACAAATGACTTGACAGGTGTAGGTCTTTTTCTAAGAGAGTATGACAATGTAAAGATATATCCAGAAGCTGAAGAAGTTAGATTAGATAAAACAAAATTTTTATTTGTGCCTTGGATTAATCCTGAGAATCAAGAGAAAACATTTCAATTGATAGAGGAGAGTGATTCTCCATGTGTCATGGGTCATCTTGAACTAAATGGGTTCATGGCAACTCGTGGTCATTTTATGGAACATGGCATGGACTCTGATGTTTTTGATAAATTCGATAGAGTTTATTCTGGACACTATCATATGAGATCAAATAAAGATAACATCTTTTACTTAGGTAATCCATATGAGATGTATTGGAATGATGTTAATGATCGTAATCGTGGATTTCATTTATTTGATACAGATACTTTAGAACATACACCAGTCAATAATCCATATCAACTTTTTCATAATTTATATTATGAAGATACGCCACATCAAATGTTAGATATCACAAAGTATGATCAAAAAATACTTAAGGTCATTGTTCGTAAGAAGTCAGACCCAAAACAATTTGAAAAGTATATCGATAAACTTTACTCATCAAATCTAGCTGAACTTAAGATTGTTGAGAACTTTGATTTTACAGAGGGAGAGGAGTTTGAAGCAGACGAATCTGAAGACACAATATCTTTGTTAAATAGATATATACAGGAGTCTGAAGTTGATTTAGATAAATCTGTGATTACAGAAATACTTCAAGACGTTTATCGGGAGGCCTGTGAGGTTGAGTAATGTTTATCTTAGCGGTTAAAGGATTTGAAGAAGATGGTGCTTTCTCTATCGAGAATGATGATGGAGATAGAGTTCTTTTAATGTTTGAAGAGGAGGATGATGCAGATAGATATGCTGATTTGATATCAGTTGAAGAAGATTATCCAGAAATGAGTGTGATAGAAGTAGATGACTATGTTGCAATGAGGGCTTGCGAAATGCACGATTACATGTATAATATAGTTAGACCAGACGATATCGTGGTTCCCCCTAAGAATGATTTGTTTCAAAAAGATAAGATGGCGTAACTTGCTGTCTACTGGTAATCAGTGGACAGAGATAGATCTTAATAAAAAATCCAATACTGTAATTATTGGAACAAACGGTGCTGGTAAATCTACTATGTTAGATGCACTGACTTTTGTTCTGTTTAATAAACCATTTCGTAAGATTAATAAATCCCAACTTGTAAACGCCACAAATGAAAAAGACTGCATGGTTGAACTTGACTTTACAATAGGTTCAACTGATTGGTTTATTCGTAGAGGTATCAAACCAAATATATTTGAGATTCATCGTAATGGGCAGATGATGAATCAATCTTCCGCTGCAAATGATCAACAGAAATGGCTAGAACAAAATGTTGTGAAGATGAATTACAAGTCATTCACACAAATCGTCATACTGGGTAGTAGTACATTTGTTCCATTTATGCAACTATCTGGATCAAATCGAAGAGAAGTGATAGAGGATTTATTAGATATCAAAATATTCTCAGCGATGAATAATATTATCAGAGATAAGATTCGAGATAAAAAAGAAAAAGTTAGAACTCTAGAGTTAAAAAAAACATCTCTGAAAGAAAAACTAGAGATGCAGCAAAACTTTATGGAGGAAGTTGAAAAGAGAGGTAAAGAAAGAATTGATTCTAAAAGAGATAAGATAAATGATTTAGATGAAGAAATAGATCATCATTCAATATCAAATAAGGATATGCAAAATAATATATCCTCTATAGTTAAGAAACAAGAAAAGTTTGCAGAAGCTAGTAAGAAACTTAAGGAGTTAGGAAATCTAAAAGGAAAGATATCAAACAAAGCATCAACTGTAAAGAAAGAACATAAATTCTTTTCAAAAAATACGGTATGTCCTACATGCACACAAGATATAGACGAAAGGTTTAGGCTAAATAAACTGGACGAAGCCCAACAGAAAGCTAAAGAACTACAATCTGGTTTTCAAGAACTAGAAAAGGCAATAGAAAATGAAGAAGAGAGGGAACGTCAATTTGTTCAACTCACTAAGGAATCAACAAAACTCACGAATGAAATTTCTCAAAACAATGTTAAGATCTCTGGATGCCAAAAACAGATCAGAGAACTTGAATCAGAAATTCAAACTATTACCAGTCAACTTGAAAACAGAAATTCTGAACATGAGAAACTAACTGAATTCGATCAAAAACTAAAAGAGACTTATGACTCTTTAGGAGAGAAGAAACAAGAAATACTACATCATGACTTTGCCTACTCACTTCTCAAGGATGGTGGCGTAAAGTCCAAAATCATCAAAAAGTATCTACCACTTATCAACCAACAGGTTAATAAGTATCTCAGGATGATGGACTTCTATATTAATTTCAAACTTGATGAAGAGTTCAATGAGACCATTCAATCTCCTATTCATGAGGACTTCTCATATTCATCCTTCAGTGAAGGTGAAAAAATGAGAATCGATCTAGCACTTCTCTTCACATGGAGGGAGGTTGCTAGATTTAAAAACTCAGTCAATACAAATCTACTCATCATGGATGAAGTATTTGATAGTTCACTTGATGGATTTGGGACAGAAGAATTTTTAAAGATTGTAAAATATGTAATTAAGGATGCAAACGTATTTGTAATATCTCATAAGCAATCTCTACATGATAGATTTGAAGACCTGATACAATTTGAAAAGGTCAAGGGATTTAGTCGTATGACATAAATAAAATCAAAGTACGATAATCCGCATGATACTAGAGGAGGCATG